TCCTTGTGGCTACCATGTGGGTTGTGCCCCGCAGCCTTGTGCGGGCCCTTCTCTTCACCCATCAACTCTTCACAGATTGCCATCAGTTTATCGGCCTGCGCACCGTGCATCTTAGAGGCCTTGTACAATTCCTTGGCCATCTCTTTCATCGCCATGTGCGGATCACTGCTGTACTTATCGTCAGCGCCTGCGTCATCCTTGTCGCCCATCACCATCTTCTTCTTAGCTTCGACATAGCTGTCGCCATCGAAGTCGGGCATCTCATCACCCATCATCTCTTTCTTAGTAATGATCAGGAGCTTCGGTCCACCGTGCATAAAACACCTCAGTAAAGTTTACTCTGGAAGTGTATCCCATTCGGCCGATCAAGTCTCTGACTTCGCACCTGCAACGATGCGGGCCAACCTCTCGTCGAAGTCCACATCAACCGTGACACCCACGATCGCATCACCACCCCCTGTGTTTGGCGTAATGCCACAGCGGTCGAGGATTGCTTCTGATGCTTTCACTCTGTCTCGTGGCTGGGCACCCACATCACCTGCGACTTCGAGCAATGCACTGAGCGCTTGCTCCGCTGCCTCCTCCAGGCCCTGACCGAGCACTGCCTTGCGTCTGTCGACGCCTGCTGCAATAGCATCTGCAATGTCCGACTCCTTCGACCAGGACCAGACTGTTGATGCCCTCAGCCCCAGTCGCCGTGCTGTGACGCGCACGCTATGTCCAGCCGCCAGCAGTTGACTGGCCACAGCCTTCATCTCTGGCTCATCGTGAAAGCGTGCCTGCTCCGCAAGCATGGCTGCAACCTCTTGTTCCCCGGCCGGTACTACTGACGTCGGCACGAGATGCAACGGCTGGTTTGCTGGAGCAGCTTCAGTGGTCGGCGCAGGTGGTAGGTCTACGTTCGATTCGTCTGTCATACAGTCACTCTACTTCAGAGTTCATCAGAGCGCCATGTCCGAAGCTTGACGCGTCAAACAAAAGCACCGTGTACCCGCTCCGTCAATACGTACAACCTTAGTGCGATGGCGTCCGCTCGTGAGCAGCCAGCCTCGGGCCACCCACCGACTGATGATCTCCTCGGGATCATGCCCAATGCTCTTCAGCACATCTCTGAAAGTCAGCGTCGAGATAGCAATGTACGGCCAGTCGTCTGCCTTGTTCCAGCTACCAGCCCAGCCCTGCGATGGTGCGCGTGGTCGCCCATCATTATCGAGATCGGCCCTTCCCCAGAACCGTGCCTGGTGCGTAGCACACCACGACAGCATATCCTGCAATGCGATCAACGGACGATCCGCATCCTTCGCCGCTGCCTGCTGGCTCTCGATCAGTGTCGCAAACGGATCAACATCCGGCTTCGGTACACCAAGCAGATGCACGATTGCAGCAGCAACCTCCAACGCTGCGAGGTGACCAGCATGTCTACGCGCCACTGCGGTCTCTGCGATAGCGGCGTACTTCTCTCGTGCCCGATTGAACACATCGCGTATATCATCGTGGCTTGCTTGGTTAGCTACCAGGTACTGAGCAACGCGTCGACCCAAGTGTCCGTAGTTAGTCGCGAGTATGACCTGCGCTTCTTCACTGACGCGTGATCCTATAGCAACGTCGTTGCCGAGCGGCTTACCCTTCAGACTCAACACCCGTGCCCGTGTACCCGCGTCCTCAGAGAATGATGTCGCCGCACCCTCACCACTGCTGATCAACACAGAGCGCCAGGAGTCTGTGTGCCGTGTGCCATCGACAGCACCACGACCCCGACCTTGACCCTGGCAGAAATCGTAGATGACATCCCGAACAATACGAGGGTGTCGCGCACGCTTAGTCTCATCCAGAATCAACGGAAGATTATTGAGGAACCCACTGGTCCGCTCGATCCATACCTTCGTAGCATCCCACGAGTACATGGCTGTCGGGTAGGACTCTGCTGGCCTTCCCCATACTGACGACGCAAACCTGAGTGCGGTCGTCTTACCACCACTGGTCTCTCCGCTGTAGTCCAGCACGAACCCTGGGATCTTCAGCACCGACAACAACGGAGCAGCAACGGCACCGTACACTGCGATGAACATATAAGGGAATGATGAGACAAGCCCCATTGCACCTACCCACTCGTCCCAGGAGCCTGCCGTGGTCCATCCAGTAGACAATGTCTCTAAACCACTTGGCGGAGTTAGTGCGAAGTTGGAGCTTGCCTCATCATTCACAGAGTAAAAAACATCAGGCAACAGGAACCCACCGTCCGGCTGCCATCCCATCCTCATCGCAGATCTAACGACAGGAAAGGCGTGACTATTATCAGCTTCGAAGTCGGCCAGGTACTGTACGATCTGACCAGTTGTGTTCGAGTTAATCGGCGCTTCAAGGTTTGTCAGCAAGATAATCTTAGAGGTATCTAGAATCGTACGCCTTTCTATCACGCGCGAACACCACCCACTCGGTCCTCGCCAGACCACCTGGCGCTTGGCCTCACCGGTGTGAACGTCCACGGTCCGGCCTGCAATGAAGATTGGCGCAGGAGCAATACGGGTTCGGGTGAGGGTACCATCCGCAGAAGCAGACAACCGATAGACACCAGACACGTCAATGTCGAATCCTCTCGGTGCACGCAAACTCTCCAAAGTCTGGAGCGGCACCACTGTCGGCGGTGGTGCGCCTGTACCCAGCAGTTGAGCAAGCGTTTGTGTGTTGCCCAGGGAAGCCTCGATCTCATCGATCAGAGCGTCGGCCTGTCTCCGCGAACGCTCCTCAGCTAATCGACGTACTGCACTCCTAAGGTTCCTCGTCCGCTGCACTTGCCTCGGCACCACCTCGAGCATTGCCATGGCTGCGCTTACTGAAGCTTCGTCCTGCCGCCAGGCATCAGCCAGTGTCGCCATAACGTTTGGGTCTTGAAGCTCAGCCCAAGCCGCCTGGTGCGCATCACGTCCACCAGTCTGCACGGCTTGGAGCAACTGCGACAGAATGTCTACAGCCGACTGCACCGTATCGTTATTAGACTCAGCATCATCTGCACTGCGAGGTTCATCTACCGTCGCTGAGCCGTCATTCTCCATGTTTACCACCTACAAATAAAAGTCCAAAAGATCCGAAACAAAACACATGAACGCACCGCCTGAGCGCAAACTCAGACGGTACTACCCAAAGCCTGAACATTCCTGGGAAGAATGAGTACCAGACGCAGCAACTCTATCGAGGTCGACTCGACAGTGTCAAACCAGAAATCCCTACATCCTGTTATACTTGCATCACCTACCGAGGTGATCACCATGCCAGCAGCAAAGAAACCAAGCAAAGCAAAGCCTGCCGCCAAGAAAAAAGCCGCCCCGAAAAAGTCTGTGGCCAAGAAGGCTGCACCTAAGAAGGCCGCTCCAAAGAAGGCACCAACCCCTGCACCTGCACCTGCACCTGCACCTGCACCAACGCCAGCACGCAAGCATCGAACGCTGTCGTTGTTTACTAATGCGGGGCACATGCTGATTAACTTCTCTACCGACGCAACGTTCGAGGCTGCAATGGCGGTCGTCGATTCCACGCCATCGAGTTCAGGAGGTAGCCGAACGCCACCTCCTCTTCGTACAATCGAAGGGACCAATGGTTCCTTCAGCTTCCGTACGATCAGAAGCTTCTCAGTAAAAGAGCACTAGCTCTTCGGTGTCCAACCGATTTGAAGATCGTCGAGAAGAATCTCGACGGTCACCATCTCGCCTGTGCACTTCGTACACTTTCGTCTTCGGCACACCCAATCATTGGTGTACCAACTTACGACTTCGGCTATCCTCGCCTTCCCCTTGAACGAGGCCGTCGAATCACTACTACGCGAGTCGACGACCTTCGTCTTAGATCCACACACTACGCATTGCATTACGCTACGCGCTTGGTGAGGGAGGCAGCGACAGAACATTGCCAGCGTCTACGGTGTAGTAGCTGCCGTCGTCCTTGACACGTACGTTCTCAGGACTGATGCCTGACTTGATAATCGAGGACACAGTCTCTCGAGACATCGACTGGATGACGTCAGCCTCGTACCCCATCCCCTCAAGGATCAACGCCGTCCTGGTCGTGACACGGAATCCTCCACTGGCGTGGTTGAGGCTGGTCTTGCTGAGAGGCTTCTCCTCCTGGTCGACCTCCTCGATGACCTGCGCTTCCTCATCCGTACACCATGACGCACTGACCTCGTCCATATCGATGATCGTCCAGCCCTTGGGTGTCTTACCTGCCGGGCGTGTAGTGCTTGCCATGACAACCTGACCACTGAAGTCAGAGTACCCGCGCATGACAGCGGCGATAGTCTTCGCATCCCACGCACGATCCTCCGGCACAAGCACCGCAGGGTAATCATCTGGCAGCGAGTCAGATACGGCCATAGCTATTGCGGTAACGACTGCGGTCCACTCAGCACCAGACAGCGCTGCATGCAGTCTGCCATCACGAACCAGCCCCATGCGGAAGACCTCTCTACCACTGTCGACCAGTTCAATGCTGAACTTCCAATCCTTCGGCAGGTACTTCTGCACTCTTGCTGAAAACTTCTCTGCCTGCTGCCCCAGCAACTTGCCGATAGTTTCCTCGCATGCCACCTTCAAAGCCTTGTATGTCTCAGTCTCCGTCTGCATGCTCAGCATCTTTTGCCGTGCACTGGCAATACCATCCCACTGTGCGCAACTGTGATCCATCTTGGTCATGGCATCCATGGCTGTCTGCAACCGTGACTGCGCTTCATTGACCGGTATAGCGCGCGAGTCATGTACGCTGATGGGCTTACGCTCAAGCTCTTCGATCTCAAGATCCACCGCACTTACGTTACGCATGAAGCCTTTTACGCGTTCCTCGTTCGACTCGATTGCATTACGGATATCCTCCGATTGCTGAGCCCACTCAGCATTTTGCTGTGAGTAGAAGTTCTGGCAGTTCTTCAGATGAGTAAGACCGACGCTAGAGTTGCAGACTGGACACACCTCAAGATCGTGCATCACCGCAATATCTACGATTGCGATAGCGTGATCAACGTTCTCACCCTTCTTCGGAAGCTTGGCCTTCAGTTCCTTCACCGTCTGCGTCGCTTCCTGCATGCACTCATACCACGCTTCTCGCTTCTCCTTCAGCGCCTGCATCTGCGTAGCCTTCGCCTCTTCGGTAAGACCGCCGCTCGCGTTCTTGATCGACGCGTCCAAGATCTCCCTGGCATTCGCCACAGCGAACCGCATCTTGTTCATGTCTTCGTCAGTTGGACGGGCGTCTACCTGGTCGCCCAGGCTCTCCAAGATCTTCTCAGCGCCCTTGGCCTCCTTCGATGCTTCACGCTGACGCGACGCTGCGTACGCGGCTACGTCAATCAAAGCTTCGACCGCAGACTTGCCGCGACCCTTATGCTCAGAGATGTCGGCATACTTTGTCCGCAGGCTCTCGGGCAGATGATCAATGATGCTCGCCTTATCTACATCGTTACCTGACCACGACAGGAACGCCTTACGTGCAGATGCAGGTGATCCCGACAGAGCCGCTGCGACGTTGCGATGCACCAACGATGCAGCACCAGGACCGTCATGCGTTGGTCGCTTCACCGTCGTGCCCTCACGCTTCACGTTGTAGGACATTGATTGATTGTCTGACAGCGTAGCCGTGACACCAAGCTCATCTCCTGGAGCCAAAGTCAGGAGCAACGCAGCGTCTGACACTGCACTACGACCGAAGATATCGTCGGCAGATCCTGCTACTGCAAGCTCAACGGACTGGATAATGCTGCTCTTGTGGCTGGTGTTTGACCCGACCAGTAGTGTCTTCTGACCGATGTCGAGTTTCCATGCCTCACCATTAGGTAGAGGCGATTTTAGATTGCTATATACGCTCGTGACGTAGGGTCGCATAAGTCCTCCCAGACTAGTTGCTTTGGGTTTTATATTTTCTGAAGTGTTACCGCTGCGCTAATCTACGAACTCTAGCTTAGCCCAGGCAGTCCAGTTGTCGTCCTCGGTTTCGACCACGTCCTGCACGTTGCGGAACTCTTTTGAGTCGGGGCACCAAGCGTAGACGTGTTTGCCATTGTCGACGAATCCCTTCAGGATCTGTGCGGTGGCTTTGCCAACGGTAGGCTCCTCGATCAACGAGTCGATCGGAACGATGACACCATGGTATAGGGGCGCACCAGTATAGTCAACTCCGCTCGGCACATCGTTGCACCAAGCTTTCCAGCCACCGAGTGCTGCGCTTCTAGTAGAAAAGTCGTCTCGACCGGAGACAACCACTGCCTCCCAGTCATCCTGACTCAGTGCCTCAGCCAGTTCCTGGCACCACACATCAATGTCTTCGGGCTCGTCACTCTTGCTGTGCGCAAGAAACCACTGTCCTTTGCTCATGCTTGCTCCTAAATATCTTTCAGGCTTCGACCGACATCGGCCTCGGCAGTCATGGTGACTTCCCACCCTGGGATCGTCACCGTCATACAGTCCTCAACTAAACGCCGCGCTTCTTCGAGTTCCTTGGGTAGCGGCACACCCTTCTCTGGTTTCCAGTCAGCAGGCAGCCCATCAGGCAGCGGGATCTCCACGCCAATCGAGTCATGGCATTGATGAATCATGCCAGTACCTGCCCCCGCAAAATCAAACGGGAAAGCGTTAATGATCTCTTGCTCGGCCAGTCGCATGATCGAAGACTCCGCAGCAAGGATCGGGAAGTTCACTACTTCGTTCTTCTTGCCGTCCGAGAGCGGACCAGACCTGCGACCGAAGACGGGCTCGAACATGTGCCTCTGATGATCGTACATCGCCATCATGTTCTTCCAAGCGACCTCCCACTCGGGCTCAGCTTCGAGCCACTTGTTGTGGAAGTGACGGACCTCTCGAGTCTCGAACTTCAGATACGGCATGCGTCCATCGTCAGTCTCTGTACTGGTCAACACTTGCCAGACCGTGCTCGGATCTGCCCAGTAGATAGACGCGTAGCGGAAAGTCTTCATCACATCCCGCATTGCCTTGGCTTCTCCGCCAGTGGGCTTTCGGTCGAGACTAAAACCATCAGGCCCCCACCCGCTCGCGTTCTTAAAATCTTTTCCGAAGACGTCGTAAGCCAGCAGGTTGTGCGGATCCTTCCCGGTGTCGAAGCACTCAAGCAAACGAGGGATCTGCCAGTAGCACGCAGTAATTCTTAGGTGCGCTTGGTCGAGGTCAGCCCCGACCAGGATGCGCCCTGGTGGTGCCGCGAACACTGACTTCAGCCTACCCTGACCCTTTCGATTGCCGATGTTCTGGAGGTTCGGACCTGAACTGGATAGCCTTCCTACACTGGTGACGTGCGCGTTCCATGTTGACCGTACACGTCCATCGTCATGTACTAAACCCTTCTTCGGGTCAGCGTCTCTTCGTCTCAGCGGCAAGAGTACGGTGCCCAAGATCTTGTTCTTCTCTCGCCGGTAAAGCCGAAGCTCCTTCAGAAATGACTCTTGATTATGGTTCAATTTCCCCGACGCTAAGTGAGCACGAATCACTGCGTCCCCTGTACCCGGCGCGCCTGTCTCCGTGTAGAACTCTCTCGCACTCATGGATGCAGGGATACCAAGATTCCAGCGATCATAAAGCAGTGTTCGAATCTGATCCGCGCTACCGGGGTTCATCTCGTTCACAGAGTCTTTATCCAGCTTTCTAAGACCGACGTCCTCGGCAAGAGACTGAAGGTTCCTGTACCGCTTCTTGACTGAGATGTCGTACTCGCACTCCAGTTCGAACCGAAGCTTCTGGTCCACCCAGATGCCTGCCTTGTGCATGCCGACGCACATCTCTTGTGTGGCGTGATCTACTTCATTGAGATTCCACGGACGTTCTACTGGCCAGCCTGATGGCTTGAGCCCGTCAGCGATAGGCTTGAACGCCCCCGCCTCGGTTGCTGCATCAATCAGTGGTACGACGATACGCGCGTTGACTGTGGAGTCGATGATGTTGTAGCGCAGCAGTTCAGTGTCGTCCTGACTGCCTGTGGATATCTTTGTCCCCTTCTCGGTTGTCTCCCAGCGCTCGACATCCGTCAGTACAGAGCCGACAGTCTTGAGACCCTTCGGCAAGTCTGGGGCGCGGAAGCGCGCGTGAAACAAGGTGTCGACCAGCGGGTATGGTGTGACCCCAAGCTGAGACTCGACGACCATGCGGTCGTAGTACCCCGCGTTGTGACCTACCCACACACGCCCATCGGTGAACGCCTCACGAAGTATCTCGACGATCTCCCGCTCCTGGTCGGGCGGATAGATCCGTGTGTACCCATCAGTCGACAGGATTCCAACGCCTACGGCTCGGGCATTCTGCGTCACGTCATTACGTGCAGCCGAGCCACGGTCATTGAGATCAGGGATAGCGATAGCAATCGTACGTAGGTTGCACTCCAGAGGCTCGATACCATCCGTCTCGACGTCGTAAGCCCAGAAGGGTGCAGGCTGCGCCAGCCAGTCTCTAAGCTGCTGTGGAGTGGGATTCATGAGGGAATCAGGGGCAGACCACCTCAAGACACCGTCGAACCAGCGGAACGCTTTAGCAACGTCAGCATGCAAGACTGGTCGCCAACTCGGAGACCGCTGCACAAACGAGGGGTGCAACATAGGTAATAGTTTGCGAACACCGTACTCGGGCACCCAGTCCCAGTGTTCGTCGATCTGCATGGGTCCACCACGAACGGATTGAATACTTGCGGACTGACCCGTAAGCATCGACGTCGCAGTCTTGCCCAGCGTAATAATCTTGTCGTACTTCGAGACTACGTTGAGCAGCCTCGGCTTACAGCACTCTGCGGGATGCGGATACGGCTCCTCACCGTTCTTCACCCTCTTGCGATTAAGTCTATCAAGACTCTTCTCCATCCTGCGCCACGCGCCAGACTCTTGGCCTGGGGGCTTACAGGAGATGACATGGTCGAGATCGACATCGGTTCTTCGACGATTCGCCATCGCCAAAGCTGTGCCCCACTCTCCACCGGAGCGACCGACTAGTGGTCGACCGTGCTGGACTTCATCGGGGCCAGGAGCTTCGGCAATCGCAATGACTGACGCCCCATCGTGGAACTCACCACTGACGGGACGCCACTCATCTTTTTGCAGTACACCACGAGGTCCGAGAGGACACTCATCGCAACGCGCACCACAGCTTTTAGGATCTCTGTTCATAGAATGTTGAGGCATCTATTCGGCCACCCACATGCCCCCCTGCTGGGTGAGGAGGGCGCGGAGCAACTGCACCCCCGGCCTACGCGAAATCAACTGACGATACCTTGAGCGGCACTTGCGGGCGGTGGCAGAGCAACACCGGACGGAGGCACAGGCGCGCCATTCGTAGGAGCCGCAGCAGGCGCAGGCGCTGCTTCAGTCTTCTGAGGTGCGGGCTCGGTCTTCAGAGATGCGTACTCAGACTTGGTCATGAACTTCTTGATCTCGTTGTAAGATCCAGCGATACCCTTCTGACCAGGGACGAACTCGACGTAAGCCTTACGACCGTTGTTGGTCTCGGCGAGGAACCAAGAATCGTTGATCTCAGTTGCCGTCTCGATGTTCTCGCGAGTGTAGCCAAGCGACTCGAGAATGGTACGCAGGGCAGCCATACGACCGCGAACCTGCTTGTCAGTCAAACCAGGCAGAACATTACCGTTGTCGTCGTAGGGCAGACTCACGAAGGTGAACATCTTGAATCCGTTCTCGAACTGAACGTGGAAGCGCCGAGTGCCGGGCTTATCGTTGGGGCTCGTCTCAATCTTGACGATCGATACTGTGTGAGGGCCAGCCTCAGGAACGGATGAGCCAAGAGAACTAATACCTTGAAAGGCGCTACCGGAAATTTTGAAGGCCATGATAGGCTCCATTGTTTGGGTTTGTGGTCACAGCGACCGGGGGATTTATTGACCTGGTGGTGGCGGAGGAAGCGTGGGGGAGTTGGCTGTCTTGTTGTCCTTCGCCTGGAAGTCGAACAGAGAGCGGCTCGCCTGTTGCTGCAACACGCCACGGGCAATGCCGTCCTGGCACGCCCAACGTAGATGTAAAGAGTTGTCAGTCCGACCTGACACCGCTGACTGGATAGCTTCCTGAACAGCGGCTCCCCCTACTATATCTTGTGCTACAGCTTCTGCAACATCATCTTGCCATTCGAGTCCCGGAAGGCGACTGAGCTTGTAGTTGCTCTCGCTTGCCCTCAGGATCTCTCGCAGGTTTCCTGGTGTCTTCTTCGTGCAGATGCCGGTACGATCACCGGTCACCCACTCGGGGTTTGTCGGGTCACAGTAGTAGATGCTCGGGAACCACGGGTCAGGATAGCCGGGGTCAACCATGGCGCGGACGTTTACGTCGCACCAAGATGGTAGCGTCTCTACCTGGTTGCGAGACGGGACATCAGGGCCACCAGGACAGAACATCCCGTCAGCATTCGTTCCTGGCATGCGCTCATGGAACGTCATGGCGAGGTGCACACCAAGATGTCGAGAGAGGTGCGCGATCTCCAGCAGGTGCTGATTAAGCTGCTGATAGGGGAAGAAGCGATCCTTCTTGCCGCTCCGCCCCGTCGGTGCCTGCTCAGTCCACTCCAGCATCGAGTGCTTGCACATGTGGCTGAGGTCATCGACAACGACAGCGCCGTACTCCAAAGCCTTGCCTGAGTCCGCCAGAGAACGCAGCAGAGCCACAAGCTCCACAAGATTCTTCGGTGGGTCTGGATGTACTGACGGCGTAAACCCGAGTTCGTTCTGCGCCACCAATGTGATCGCGGATGGTACGCCGAGAAACAGCGCGGTAGGAAACGCAGCTAGTGCGTCACTGGTTTTCTTGTTCTTAGGCTTGCCGTAGATTGTGATCATCACAGTCGGCAGCGCACTGTCTAGTGTCATTGTTGCTCCTGGTATTTCAGCTTTGGGTTATCGAGTTTAACTGATGGTCGATTTTCGACCCGGTCAATTTGTGGCCGCTTCGCCGTAAAAGCACATCTTGATGGCAGGGCACGATCCGTACCGGCCAATGCAGGATGCCTCGTGTTGGACCTTCGGCCAGTCCCAGTGACTGGGAAGTTCGACATCCAGGCGAGCCAGGTTGTGCTCGGCGCGCCATAGCATGTCAGCAAAGTGCTTATCCCTATGTGGTGTCGCGGGCACCATGGGACGAGCAATCTTGAAGGGTGACTGAGTCTGAATCAGGTTGAGCGCTACGCCGCCGAAGCTCGAACCGTAAAGCTGACGACCCATAATCCTAAAGGCAGCAAAGCCACCGTCGACCGCGTAGCCGTCTACGCTTCCGTTCACAGATACACGAGCCTGATGCTTGTGGTCCCAGATAAATATCTTGCCGCCCAAGTCCCGGATGACCAGGTCGAGGCGTCGAGTCAGTACGATTGCTGCGCCGCAGTCTGGATGACCTGGCACGTTCAGCGGACTCGGATAGATCTTACTGCCGTCAACCGCCTTAGCGTACGCTGCTCTACGATTGAAGTGCTGGTCCTCAGGGTGAACTACCCACAGGCCCCACTCGTGATCCTTCGTTCCGAGCACGGCCGTCACAGGGTACTCTACTGCAACCACATCACCCGGACACTCTGGGTACTTATTCATGTACTGATGGAACGTTTCAATCATCCGCTCAAGGTGCTCATGCCCACCATTGGTGTCGCACCACATCTGTACGGCGTCTTCAGGGTCAAGAAAGACAGTGGGGTCATCGTACCATGTCTCGTCGACCCAAACGCCCGAGGGTGTGCGTGCCCCCCAGATTGCGTGCTGATGCGCCTGGATTACGTGGCCCATGCTTCCACGCGTTAGCGCACTCGCAGGGATCAGGTCCTTGTTGAGTCTGTTCTGGTAGGCGAACAACTGGGGGCACCGGAAGAATGATCCGATACGTGACCAGCCTCTCGACGATCTACCTGCATCGATAAGAATCTTTTTCATTTAGACGACTTGCTGTAGTTTCCGTTGTGCCAGCGATGCTCAGCCTTTCGGGCAAGCATCCACATCTTCTGCTTCTGCGCTTCCTTCATCACCTTGCGTGCTTCTACCCCCTCGGCCTCAAGCTTCGACCAGGGGATGGACTTACGGTGGAATCGTTCATCACTGAGATCCATCACGTCACCTCTAGTTTGTTGATGATGCTGCTCACGAGCGCTTGCTCGTCTTCCATGCCGAGCAGCTTGTCCCCGAGACCCTCAAGCTCATCAGCTTTGAGGAATGACTCGATAGGACCAAACTTCTCGACAAGAATCTCTACGACTCTCTCGTCGTAAGTACCTGTAGCCACAACAACTTTCAGTAGTGTTGCGCTACCACCCAGTCGGTCGAACCGACCTTTCCACTGGACGAAGTCGCCTGGCTTCCAGGGAAGCATAGCGAAGATGGCGAGGTCCGCAGTCTGCATACCGTCGACGCCTGTACCGACGCTCTGACCAGTCGCAATCAAGCAACACGGACCATCGGACTCCCTAAAGGCATCAACCATCGAATCCCGGTCAGATTCGGGCACTCCCCCGTGCGCCATCCAGACTGGAACCTCGCCTAAGGCTTCATCCCCACGCTTCAAGGCTCGACGCAGATCATGCTCCCACAACTCTGTCTCTCGCCTACGAGCGGTAAAGATGACAACCTTACCCCCACCCTTCAAACCTTCTATAGCCTCAGCGACTACATAGTTACGCTTACGACTACATGCCTCTGCCAGGCGAGCCTCAACGACTCGCTCTCGAGCCAGAGGGTTAGACCTCGCTTCTTTTACGAGGGCCTTGGTCGCCTGACCGAAGGTCTTATCGTCGCTCCACCGCTCAGCGCGGTTCAACTCTGACCCACTCAGGTACACAACCTGCACCCGAGTGTCGGGCAATGCTGCGTGAGACTCTGAGTACGGCACCTCGTGCACCAGGAACGAGCATCGTGCCTTGAGTTCCTGCAAGTTGCTGGCACCCGTGTCGTCGAGCCCGCCATATCTACCGGGGCGTGCAGCACAGTAGCGCGTAGCAAAATTAGAATAGCTGTGTGAGAAGCCGCCAGGAGCGAGCAGATCGAGTTGAGACCAGAGCCTGCGGGGCCTACCATCGTCCAATGGCGTGGCCGTCAGACCCATGCGCAGCTTCAGACTCTTCATGCGGCTGAGGTCCATGGCTGCGACCGCTCTGTTCTCTCGGTCCACAGCAGAGTTCGCACGCTTACTAGCCGCTGTCTTGCGTCGCTCGAAGCTTACGCTGCCGTCGGATTCTTGGATTGCAGTCCATCTCTTGCGACTTCCATGCGTGTGTATCTCGTCGAGGATCAGCACCGTCGGCATCAATGTCTTGGCGAGGTCCGCCTTATCAGCCAATGCTTCTGAGCCCATGATTACGAATGGACGCCGCGACTCTCGCTGGCACTCGTACATGTACTCCTGGAATGACTGGTCCTTCTTGCGTACCTCCGATGTGGGCTTCACACGGAACGGCTTCAGGAACGTGTACTCCTGAACCTGACTCCACCAAACGTGACGCGCCTTCGCAGGGCAGACGACCAGGATCGGACCATCGTGTGCAAGAGAGGCCATGATGGCACCCAGTGTTTTGCCTGAGCCGCACGCCCATACGTTCATCGTCCACGGCCGAGAGCTTGCCCAGCCTACGCCCATGAACTGATACGGCGTAGCGATCTCCGCGACATGACTACGAAGCTCACCGCGCAGTATGAGTTCCTGTGCTCGACGCACACCGAGATCTTTCAGTGCAGCCAGATCTTGGGGATCGTTTGACCAGCCCGTAATAGACTCGATGCCCGAGGCCAAGAAGTTGTAGCTGACGCCGCTTTGTACGAGTGACCCCTCTACGAGCCACGCTGCGTGCAAGGGTGTGTAGATCTCGCATGACACAATCTCCTGGCGCTGATCGGGTTCGGCATTCTTGAGTCGGAACTTGCGACCATAGCTACGCCGACCGTAAACAAGCGTACCAGGGATCAGACCCTCGAGTCGCTCAAAGAAGTTTAGGTCGCGTGGCAGATCAACAAAGTATCGGATGTTGGGCTGTCCGTGCATGAAGGGAGGTTAAGGGATCCTTGACAGGGTGTCAAGGCAAAAAGTTGACGTGCCCCGATTAATGAGCTACCGTAGTGGTCCATATGGAGACGGTATGTCTGATAGCGCATTTTCTAGATTCATGAGAAACTCACGCGAGTCGAGGCACTGGTCGCTTGCTGACCTGTCAAGACAGGCTGGACTCAGTCAATCAGAAGTCAGTCGGATCGAGTCTGGTGCGAGACTCCCTACGATGAGACACGTCAAGGGTCTAGCTGAAGCATTTTCTTCGTCTCCGAAACAAGGAAAGAACGAGCCTGTACGATACGAAAGCTGGGTCGCCCACTTGGTAGATCTTGGTGAGCGTGCAAGAATTGACGCCAGGAGTGGCCCAGGGCGCTGGTCGAAGCGATGAGCTACATGGAACGTATGGACCCCATAGAAGAAATCGCCACACTATATATTGTAGACGAGAACACAAAAGAGCTTCTGTTCGCTCTAGAAGATCTAGGGTTCGGCGGATTAACCGTGCAGTCAGTAGAGAACGGATACGGCCTGTATATAGATGACGTGTTGATTACCGTAGCCGTAGACGACGATCCTATAGAGGCAATCAATGAGCTTCTCGATCGCACAGCAGACCTTTTCTACCACGACATCCCAGAGGTATAAGATGAAGTTGCATATGGTAAGAGAGACGCCAAAGCCCCCCTGGTGGCTGTTCTGGCGCAAACAAGAGGTGCCTACTAAAACAGTATGCGGAAGAGACCTCGATGGCGTACCGCACACTACTGAGGCCAGCGCTGTGACGTGCAAGTCTTGCCTCAAGCTGCTGAACAAAGTAAAGTGAACACTCACCAATAAGTGGTGTGTGGGTAAATGAAGAGAGGCTGGCAAGGGACGTGGGGTTTCTTGTCAGTCTTTTTTGTTAGAGTGCTATATGGCTCGATGCGGACGCTGCGGTTTCTTCAAGTCCTACCAGGGCGCTAGCAAACAGGCAGGCGCCTGTTTAATGTACCGGGGTCTACAGATACCGGAGGACTCTCTGTGGGAGCATCGATCGTGCTTCGAGTATACTCAGAAGATTCCTGACTGGACTCCTGAGCAGCACTTCGAGTTTGAAGTGAAGCGATATGGTGTTGAGCGCAGTTGGCGTGCCAATAGACGAGCGATGATCTTTTCTTCTGCGGCATTGATCGTCTCCATCGTGACGCTGATAAGTAAGCTGATTTAGCTCTTCTCAACGATCTCGAACAACTCGTCGACACGTTTCTTCATTCGCTTAACCTGACGCTCAACGTCGTCTCCGTCGAAGTCAGCAGAAATAGTAGACGTCTTCTTTTCGATGCCTGCCAGCTTAGCCTTGAGCCCATCAATCTCTGCCTGCATAGCAGTACACTTGGCTGCACAGGGCGGGGGCTGCTGTCCCTCGAGACCCTGGTTCTGAGACTCGATCTCCAGCTTCTTCATCTCCCGCTCGTGCTTCTGCTCAGCCCAGTCACGGTACAGCTTAAACGCCTTTGAGCCACCAGCTACGGCCATACCAGCCAAGGCAATCGCCACCATGGGTGCGTGTTCACCACCGATCGCTTGGGCCGCATCAGCCGCCGCCGTGATGTCCGAAGCCACACCGAGAGTCTCTGATAGTTCCGGCGGCTCAACGCCTACGTCAAGGTTTCTGAGGTCGGTAGTCTCGGGTAGTGAGTCGGTTGTTGTTTCTTTACTTGTCGGCATCATACTACCCGTTTGGCTTCTTCCGGTACCAACGTGTAGCTAAATGAGTTGCCCCACTTATCTCGCGCCTTGTAGCAGATGTCCATGAACTCAGCAAAGTCATCCGCGTTCGCAAACACTTGGCAGCCCGCAGACCATCGATCTACTTGCGTCGAGTGCGCGCCGGCCTTGTGAATGTTGATGCCGTAGTAGCCTTCAGTAATAGACTCCACATCACAATCAATGATGTCGTCTTTATTGCTGTCACGATAAGTCTTGACCGTACCGTTCCTCTGGCAGAGCGCGTCATACTTCCCCTGATGCTTGTCGATCTTCCACACGCCACGGTACTGACCCGGCACCAGAATAGCCGTGCCGTTGACATTCGTAGGGTTTTCAAGCCAGTAGCTGCCCGGCTCAGTCGTGCAGGCCCACGACTTGTGCACCCACTCATCGTCCTCGTCCTTGAAGACGCAGTGAATGACATCATCAAAGCTGTTAGCGGTGTGATCCGCAGACCGCACACCGATGATGTTGACGTTGTAAGCGCCAGACTCAAAGACCTTGTATCCGAGCGACTCAGCGTAATCGAGAATCTCAGGACGCATATCAGTTACCGCTGCTACAGTTCGCGTTTGTGGCCTGGCAGATCTGCGCGATATTGACCGCCTGGTGCTGCTGGTTCTCCAGCATCTTAGAAACAATGTCTTCCATCTTGTCCAGACGCTTCTCAACACCCTCAATCTTGACATCAGCAACCTCTTGATGAGTCAGGCTGGTAGCCTTCTTGCTCTCAAGAACACTCACCCTCTTGTCGAGTTCTTCTACATCCTGAGCAGCAGACTCAAGTGATGCAAACGATACACCCGCTGCAAAGATGACGGTCAGTCCTGGGACTGCAAGATCTTTTATGTCCACGACTCACCTCTGATCTAATCGAGATTCTCTGGACAACTATAAGACCCAAGTAGCTTGTCAGTCAACTTAGACGGTTCACATCGTTGCTTATCTGTTTCGCCTGTGCGGATACACAGCGCCCACATGCATTGCAGCGACATGGGATCACCGCCGACATCCTTGATGCAAGGTGGTGGCAAGGCGGTCAGCTTGTCAGCAATCGCCGACTCCCTCTTGGCCTCTTCGACGGATACTTGCTGGACCTTGTCTACAAGCTGTTGATTGCCGTCATTCAACGCTTCAATAGCCTCTGTTTGCGCCTCAATGGCTTTGACGCCGGCATCAGGCTTGAGACCCCAGCCGGCACCAAAGCCGACGCCCAGAGCCGCGAGAACGGTGATTGTTGTCAGTGTTACAGGTTCCATCTTGAATGCCTCGGATATCATTTTTTCGGTCCAGCCTTAGGTTTATTCTTGCGTCTTACTCGCTTCGAGACTTTTTTGCCGAGACTAAAGTGGATGCACACCGCTGTAGCGAAGAGTGTCCCGGCGAGCCCCAACGAAAAATAATCACTCATACTCCGCCTAAGACGCGATGAGTCTCACTATCACGGCACTAGACGGTGCCGTCTGATTCTGTGCGGTGGCATTACTAGTGCACCACATCGTGAGCCCCGATGTGTAAGCCTGTCCTTCAGGCATGCTGTATGAAGCAGTCGTACCAGGTGCGGCGGTGAACATCCATGTCGGAGTAAGATCCGCCGGATTAGGTGCGCTTGCTGCATCTTTGATCCGCAGATATGCGCGATCCGTTGAGTTCGCTGTGTTGTCGATCTCTACGAGATACAAGGTCCCTGACGTCTCACCAGTAACGTTAGGCTCTACAGTGTTATCCGCATCGAAGTCGACGACTAGGGTGCCTCCAAGCTCAGTGATAGCGGTTGTCTTTACTACAGCCACAGCAACCTCAGGTACAAACGAGCGTCACCGCCACGGTACCGCTGAATGATGTGTTGTCGTTCTCGATGCTGTTCGCACTGACGTAGAAGTTCAGTTGATCGAACGCAAACCCCGTAGGAATCTGCAACGAACTTGTGCTGCTGCCGATGCCGCGCACAACGAACTCTGTATTGGTCGTTCTCTGTGGGTCAAGAATATGCAGAGAAACGTTTGCAGTGCAGTTCGCAGAGTCCAAATACGCAGCGTACAAGGTACCCGAGCTACCAGTGACGTTGACTTGATTGGTCGTGTCAGTGATACCCGTGCACTTCACGATCTTATACGTGACCGCGTCGTGGAAACCTGTAATCGAAAGTGCTGCCGCCATTAATTACTACTTCTTCGAAAGACCGATAGCACTCATAGCCTTCTCCGCTGAGTCACCAGCGATGTAGGCAAGTCCCAGATAAAGCCACTCTTGAGATCCGAGCTTACCCGCCAGGAGGAGAGCCGTACCAAGTACGAGGACTGCCAGCCGACGCCATGAAATGCGCTTCTGAGAGCAGAAAAGTTTGTCAACAAATGCGTTCATGATCATGTACCTCCGAGTACCGTGACTGTAATCGCGGCATCTGGGTCCGTCTG